ATTTCCCATTTTGGCATTACAGCACGTTTCTGTACTTGATTTACTAATGCCATAAGTTCCTATTGAGTTTTAAGTTTTCTTTCTTGTTCTGGTGTTGGTGCATCAATTTCTTCTTCACCTTCAGTAGGTGGGTTCATCATCATTGCAAGTTGATAGTTAATACTTGTTCTTTTGAATCTAGCCTCATCAATTTCACATAGTACTTTTTCATACTCTAGTTGTGCTGTTAAATAAGGAATTGATTCTGTGTAAAATTTAAGCATATCAGCCTTTCTTTCTGCTAATTCTTCTGCTGTTAACTCTACTTCTTGCTCTTGTTGGTTTACATTTTCCATTGTACTTGTTTTTAAATTAAACTTTTATTTATGCATTTTTATATAAAACATTATTAAATAAGTCATGTTCATCTTTACTTATTTCTTTCCAGTTAAGTAATGAACGTACTGGAGCAGTATTTCTCATTTGTGACATTACAATAAAAGGATGAATTGTATTTACACTTTCTATTGTTTCATCAGCAAGTTCACAGACCATCCAGTAAAATTTTTCATTTTCCATTATATATATTTTAAAAGTTTACACAAATATACAAAATAAGTTTAAACTTCTAGTATTTAAAATAAAAAACTCAGGTACGTTAATTACCTGAGTTCTATATTATATATGTGTAGTTATTATCTATTTTTGATTGTAAAGTTTAATATGGTCAACATGTAAAAGCTTCTATCAATATCAAATTCAATGGTGAATAAGTCTAAAGCTCCAAGACGGATTCTTATGCAGACTTTATTCCATTGTTTATTTTTTATTTTCCAAGCATTTCTTAATTTCATACTATTACTAGATCTTTGGATTCTATTAGTGTATAAGAGAATTTGTTACCGTGTATTTTTTCTGCTATTTTACAGATCTTCATAAACTCATCAAAGTCTCTAACTCTTTTGAATACTTGACATCCTTCTGACCAGTTTTCTACCCATGTAGAATTTTGACCTGCTTTGTGGATATTAATACCAAACATACCATTATCTCTTATTACTTCATCAAATGTAAGATCTTTATTATGATCTCTAAAAATAGTTACAGTACCATTTCTTTGACATAAGGCTTCATATTTACCTTGATGTTTATCTATTGAATATACACCTCTGTATTGTCCTGGAACAAGTTTTGCTACACCTTTAGGATTATGATACTCCATTACACCTTTTTTACCAGGCTCAGTTGTATTCATCCATTCATGGTATTTCCAAATACCTTTATCATCTTTATATGATATTGTAATTAAATCATCAAATACATTAGTTACTTTTTTACCAGTAGAACTATTACGTACTCCTACAATATTAACATCATAACCTTTATTTGCATTATCCTCAAACCATTTATAACCTTTTGAGATAACAGCATTTCTAATTTGACTTAGTATCATTTTGTACTTTTAAGGTGAAAACTAATTAGTTTACCAACTGTATCAGATAACTCACCAATTTTAGCAGCCATATTCTTAATCTCTTGTTGAGTTGTTTCTGTGATCAACTGATATTTAAGTCTATGTTCTTGTTCAAGTAATTCTATTTTACCTTTTAATCTACCCTCCTCTTCTGTGTGAGCTTGATCATTAGATTTAAGAACTGCTACATCTGCAATTATTGATGTGTGTGTTGTTTTTAAAAAGTATCCTATAAGTGTAATAATAAAACCTATACAGAATAAACCTATTGTAAGTATTGAATCCATAGTAATAAAAATAAAAAATAATATATACAGTAATATAGTAATATTTTACTAGATACAGTGTACCTTTTTAAAATTAATTTGTTGATTCCACGGTTAACTGTGATAATGTGGCAGTTACAGTTCCAGCTAATAATAGATATCCACTAGCTGATATCAATAATGCAGGTAATGCTACAGGAGAAGCAATAATAATTCCTCCTATTGTTCCTGCTATGATACCAATTTTTTGTACTTTTTTCCAAAATGTTGGTGTCTTAGTATTCCATCTTTGTTGTAAATTTTTCATAATCTTATTTTTTAATGTATAAATCTGCTTCTTTTCTTCTTCTCTTTAATAATCCAGGAAGTAACTTTCCACCTCCTGTAACATAATGGTTTATCCACCATGCATAAATAATTTCATCAGTTGCTTTTTGGTTTATTAATCTAAATAAAGCTTCTGAGCTACCACAGTTCCAGCAAAAAGATACTAGTGCATCAAATTGATTTTGGTTTAAAGTAACTTTTATATTCTTATCTACTATAGCTTCATACTTAGGAAGCAACTCTAAAAATAATTCATTAGCTCTTTCTTGAGTAATCTTATCACCTAATTTAAACTTGCTACCATCTTTCCTAGCTGTATTTCCATACCCAATAGTTATTGGTAATCCACCAGTTCCAGGATCAACATAAGCTTTTAACTTACATCCTTCAAATCCTTTAATTAGGTCTATGCCTTGTTGTGAAGTTTTCATCTTTTAAATTAACTTTATGAATATAATGTACATGCAAATCTGATTCCGGTAGCAGTTCCAGTTGGTGTTGCAGGCATTGTTGTTATATTTGATGTATTAGATATTCCAAATATAGCATCAGAAATACCTACATCATATATAGTTCTCCAGCTTATACCATCTGCATAGTAACCTACAACAAGATTTTCTCCAACTGCTAAATTTAACGTTTGTCCTGCTTCTGCTGTAAGTAAGATTTCATTTGCACCTGTACTACAAGTTAAAGACCCTTGACCTATTAAAGTCATTGTACCTGTCAAAGTTCCTCTGTAAATACCAAATCTAACTAAATCTGAACCTGAAAAACCCCATAGTTTTACTTTGGATATAGTTCCTGTAACAGTACTTATTGTTTGATAATAGTACTGAGTAGATGCCGCTGTTGGTGCGGTGTCTGCAGAAGATACATCTTGGGGTGAAAATCCAACAGCATCACTACTAAATATTTCTAATACAACACCTTCTGAATTTTTATAATGATTCAACTTATCTGTTAAATCATAAAAATAAGTAGAGTTGGCTACAGATGCCCAGTCAGCTGAACTATCTGTTACTTTAGTATATTGTATTCCTGTTTGTTGGTTATTTATTATTAACCCACTTGGAGTATGTACAGCCATTTTTTTAAATATTATTCTATAATTATTTCTATTTCACTTACTTCTATACCAAATGTTATAGCCATTTTTACTCTGAATCCTAAGTAGTAAAGATATGTAGTAGCATCAGTATAACTTAAACCCTTTGGTACTTCATCTTTTACTAACTCATATAAAGCATTTGTTTCTTCTTCTGTAACAGGATATAAGTTAGATGAAATAACTTGACCTTCTTCAGTTACATATTGAAACATATACATTGAACTAAATGCACCTGCTAATTGTTGATTACAAGTTGATAATATGCCTTCTACTATTGATGTTTCTTGACCTGCTATACCATTATTGTAAATTACAGGTACTAATGTTTTTAATTTCATATTTTTTTATTTTTTATGCATAAATATTTTCTACGGTATCTATAGTAGCAAACCATTGTATATTAGTTGCTATCACCCCTGTAATTGTTATTAATAAACCACCAACATTTACACTTGTGTTTGCAGCTAAAGTAGGAGTTACCCAAGCAGGTATATTAGTAACAACATTTACATTGCCAACAGTTAACACAGTACTAGCTGCATTTGCTCCACGTACAAGTACGCCATCAATATCCCATACAGCAATATCAGTTGTTCCACTTTTCTTAGCTGTAACAGAACCTTTAAATCTCATTACTTGTTCATTTTGTAAAGCTAATTGTGAACTAGCATTATCATTAAATGCAACTGCATTATTTGTTGTTAATATTGTAGGAGTTGCGTTTGTAGTTCTTTGTCTATATGATATTATACCTTTTTGATTATCACCTGCATTACCTAATGAACTACCACTTAAAGCTATTCTACCTAAAGTTGAAAATGTATTAGCACTATCTCCTATTGCTGATGAAGATCCAGCCGCAGTGGTTCCAAATCCCAAACACATTGACCTAGATCCACTTGCAGTTCCGTAACCTACAACTATTGAATTATCACCACTTGCAGTAGAATTGGCAAAGAAATAACTAGCTAAACATATAGAAGAATCTCCTGTTGCTTTAGCTCTATTACCCATTGCAATAGTATTAGCATTAGATGCTGTACAACTAGCTCCTATTGCAACTGTACCTGTATTACTTGCTGTATTACTACTTCCCATTGCAACTGAAGCTCCTCCACTTGCTGTATTACTACTTCCTAAAGCAACTGAAGAACTTCCACTTGCTACATTTCCATAACCACTTGTAAGACTTTGTTGACCTGAAGAATTATTTGAAAAACCAAAAGCTGTTGCATAACTTCCTGTTGCATAAGTTTGTAAACCTATAGCAACTGAATAATAGGCACTTGCAACACTACCTCTACCTATTGCTACTGAATCATCTGCTGAAGCTGTATTGTTAGAACCTGCTGTAAATGACCTTGCTCCTGTTGCTACTTGTGAATTTACTGTTCTGCTTGTTTGTAAATCAATTGCATTAGTACCTCTTTTATTACCTCCTGCAACTAAACTATCAGCAACTGCTAAAGTAAATGCTCCTGTACCTTTAGGAACTATTGCAACATCTCCATTGGTTGTTGCTGTTATTGCTGTTAAACTATCTACAGGAACAGTAGCATTAGGTGCTGTAGTATTTTGTGCTTCTGTAAAGTAAGTTAAACCACCACTTAATGGCATTAAATTCCATATTGTAGTATATTGATACGTATTACCATTTGCTGTATCTGTATATCTATCTCCTGCAACTGCTGTATGTACAGGTGCT